TGCTATTTTAGCAGTAGTGACAGAATTTGCTTGTAAGTTTGATGCACCCAAAACATCTGTTGGTATAGAACTGTTTGTTTTGGATAATGCACCTATGTAAACATTTGTAATAGCTTCGTTAGATAATGAACCACTATCCCAAGTTACATTTACAGTTGTGTTTGAAGAAAAAGATGAACTTGATATTGTACCAAAAATTGTGCCAGGTGTTGATGCAATTAATTTTATTCTTCTTCCTGCATGATAGATTGAAGTAACATCTGAACCATTTATTGTAAAAGAAGTTGCACTTGCATAGGCTGCTGTATAACTTCCATCACCATCTCCGTACTCAATCCATTGTGCATCGTTAAACCAATCTCTTGTGTTCTTCATCAATGCTCTAATGGCATTGTTAAGATTAGATGGTAACATTCCCTCACCAACATTGATGGTGTTAAGTGTTGTGTTTGATGATTGGGTTGTTGAATAATCTTTTATATTACTTGTCATCTAATCTCCTAAAAACCAAGAATAAGCCTTATTGTTTTCAGTATTCTTTTCATTAATTAATGTATTGATAGCTTCTTCAATTTGTCTTTGAAAAAACTCTTGAGTTTCAAAACTGTATCTAACATTATCTATATCAGTTTTATCCGTCATCTTAAACCAATTTTTGTAGCAATTATATCTACTCCCTGAGCATGAGTCCAAGCTACTCCACTAGGGGTTACTACCTTTATTTTGAAATATCTGCCTGATTCTCTTACAGGATTATCCCCACTATCGTTCATAGTAGATACTGAAGATTCCGTTTCTGTATCAGCTAGTCTTTCTTTTGTTTTTACTGTTACAGTTGCAGAAGCATCAACAATAGGTCTTACATTGGTTATACTGCTTCTATGTCCTGTAAACAACTCTAATTGTCTAGTTTCTAATGTTCCTTGATTTTGTGTTCCTGAAAAAATAGAGGCTTTGAAATTATTATCTATTGCTCCTAATAGTTTTTGACCACCATTCCAAAAAGCTGTATCTAAAGCGATATTTATTTGTTCTAAGTTTTCAGATAATAAGTCCATTGTTTCTACTGTATATGCACCTACAAACTGTGAAAATATTGTACTAGCACTAGCATCAGCCGTTGACCATTTTTGAGTAGCATAATTATAAATAATAATTTTATCACAAATACCAGTTGTATTTGCTGTGTCTTGTGCAGATGGATATAACCACATAGCAAGTTGATTAAAAGGATCTACGGCAGCACATATTCTATCAGAAAAGGCTTTGTTTAAATCCACATCAAAAAATCTGTTTACTTTTTCAGCACCAATAGCTGTAACTTGATCTCCGTTAATTTCAAAGAAACCATCATCAGCATAAAAGAAAACTCTTCTATTATCTTGACATACTGTTCTACCAAGTACAGCTCCTCTGTTTGGTGATATAACTGAAAGTCTAAATACTGTTGCTCCACCTACATAATCCATACGAATGATTTGGTTTTGTCTAAATACATAACCCACTTCACCTGATGTGATATGAACTATTTGACCACCTGAACCTGGTAAATCTTGTATGTCTGATTGTTTTGTTCCTGGTTCCCAAGTTGTAATATCATTAATACCTGACCATTGTATTCTGTTAGATGCGTTTGATTGATTACCTGTAACTAAGAAATCCCTTATAACACCTGATACTTTAAAAACAGGAACTGTTCCAGATGAACCTATAGATGAAAGATTAGCAAAGTTTGTTGAAGTACCCATTAAATAATACTGAGGTGCATCCACACCATTACTTGCTATCACATGGTTACCAAATTGTGTAAATGTAAAATAGTCATCATTACCACCAGTAAGTGATGATTTTCTTGATGTAAAAGTTCCTGAATCTAATTGAAAAATATCTGTATTAGTTGCAACAAAATTGAATACAGTATTTGATCCATCTCTAAAAGAACCAGCTCCTCTTGAATTTGTAGATGTAGTGTTGCTTGAATAAGTAACTAATGAAGGAAATCTTTTGTAAGAATTTTGTGCATAGTAAACATTGTTTGCTGTTATAGCACCTGGATTTAGATATTCAGGTTGATCTGGTAGCCATTCTCCAAAAGGTATTTGCATTCAAAGTCCTAAGTATTGTTGTTAAAAGAAACTCTTGAGTAATCATTAAATGGTGCTGCTACTGTTACATCTGATCTTTGTTGTAAAGGAGCATTACCATATTGATCTTCTCTATCATTTCTTTCAAGTCTTTCTAAAGCTGTAGCATACATTTGTTGCCATTGTTGAATAAGTCTTGGTTCAACACCACCTAAAAAATTTGCAGAGTGATATAGTGAACCATATAAATAAATAGCAGGGTGACTTGTTAAAATAAAATTAGATGTATTGCTATCAGATAGAGGGTCAAATTCTTTATAAAAATTTAAAGTTGCTGTGTAAGTAGTAGATGGTTTTGGTGCGAATCTAAAGTTTTCACCAATTATCGTATATGTTGTGGGTTGACCAGTTACACTTGATCCTTTTATTTGATCCATTTGTGCCGGTGTTATGTATTGTAAAGAATGCTTACTACCACCATCGGTTATAAAAAAATCTCTTACTTGTAAAAATCCTGTAGGTAAAGCTACTGTTTCTGCGTTGATAGAAAAAGAACTATCTGTTGAAACCATTTGTCTTATTCTTAATTTTGAATTGAAATCTTTTTCTGCAAGAACAATAAAATCTTCTATCTCTGTAGTTAAATCTGATCTGTTCAACCAATTTGCTATTGATGTTTTTAAAGCTGAATAACTATTTAATGCCATTATATTTTTCCTTCTGCTGTTCTAAAATATCTAAACTCACTACTGTTAAGTTTTTCTTTTAATATTTTTTTTTGAACTTCTTTTGGTAAACCAAACCAGTTGCTATCACCATTATATTCATTTGCCCATACTGATAAAGCAATAGTTGGTATTGAAGCTACTCTTTTAAGTTCTCTTGATTTTGAATAACCATCATTTTGAGTGTAAAGAGCTTTATTATGTTTTAGGTGAGGATTTATATTAACTTGTTCTTTGATGACAATTTTTTTCTCCATATCATCTTTAGAATAAGTGGTTTGTTGCAAACCATCTTTAACAATATCTTTCATCTGCCTTGTCCTCTATATTTTTTTCTTCTTGGTATTCTTTTGCTATATTTTTTTTTATGCCTACCAGGTCTTTTTTTCCTAGTTCTTTTTACATAATTTGAAACACCAAAAAGCGGTCTTTTCTTAGCCACTAAGCACTCATTTCAGTAACTGAAACATTACCACTACCAAGAGCAGCCATTTTTTCACCAGGTGAAACCTTAAATATTTCAGGTTGATCTGCTGGTAAAAATATATCATTCGCTGTTGCAGTTGGTGATACAGCAAAAACAATATGTAAATCTGCATCAGAAGCTACTCTTACATATTCAGTTTGTGTACCAAACTTGTTTGCAGTTGCAGCAGATGAACCAGATGGTGATACTTTTTGTGTAGTTCCAGGTCTTAATGCGTAATTAAAACTCATATTTTTCTCCTATTATTTTAAAGGGGGAACTTCCGCTAGGCATGAACCCCCTAGTATTATTACTATCTTCTTACAACTATTGTAAAGTGTAAAGTATGTGTATTTGTAGATGCACCATCAGTTGCTAAAGCAATAAAATCGCCTTCAACAACATTATTTGCAGCAGTTGGTTCTGCTGTATCTATATCACCAGCAGCAGACCCAGAGTGAGCTACAGTAATTGCACCACCAGTCATATTAGTAGTACCAACTTTTGCAGTCACAGTTGCGTTTGCAGTTGCGATTGTTCCACCTAATACAGTAGATATTTTAATAACCTTACCAGCATCTGGTACAGGTATTCTTACTGTAGAAGCAGTAGATATGTCATCAATTACTCCATATAAAAAATAATCGTTTAGTGTTCTCATTTTTTTTCTCCGTTTGTTGTTCCGCCTATAACCTTACTAAGACTTCAACATTGGTTAAGTGATGGCT